TGTCAGAAATCTTACACTCATAAGTCGCACCTGAAGAAGATTTGCCTATTGCTCCAGCAGGGGAACAAAAAGCCCCTGGGGTAATGGTCCATACCGAACTTATTGGGTTTGGTGTTGAAGTTTGGGTTGGCCTATATCTATAATTACCAACATGTTTGATATTTGTTGGTATATTCATATTCCATTCTGCAGTAATTACCGACTTATTTCTAATAGTTGGAGATGTCTCCAGAAATGTCTGCAGGTCTTTGTCTTCAAACATTATACCTCTTCCAGTGTTACAGAAACATTCCAGTAATCAAACTTGGTTCCTCTTTTTTCAACCGAATATGAAAAATCACTAATAAACATTTCAACTAGTTGATTATATTGCTGGAGATGCTTATACGGCTCTGGCGTACCCTTGAATATTCCTTTTCTATCATATGTAAGAAATACCCAAAATGATCCCTTGTGTGAGTCATACCACTCTAACATGTCTGCTGCTCCTGCGCCTCCGTCTGTTGTGTATGCTTTATGTGGAGACAACCCAGTTGCTGAATTAAAATTTGGAAAATCCTCATGAGACCTAGATGGAATCATGTCCCAACTAGTGCTTATTGTAATCTTGTCTGCAATGTGATATGACCTCATTCGGCCATTAATCATTCGCTCCCGCTTTTCAATTCGCTCTGTCTTAATATCAATAGGCTGTCTGTTGTCATCAGTTAAAAATAAAAACTGGTCAACAAGAGATTCATCCTCTATGCTTTCTGGATCAGTACCAACCTCAAAACCAATTGGGACATACAGTTTTTTCTTTGGGGTTGTTATGCTTGCAGGGTCTTCTACGAGTGTACCAGAATTTTCAGACCACAGCATACCGCTTGGTCTGTTATATTTTTTACGACCATTGACATACAACAGCCTTGGATCTACATCACCTTCTGCCACCTATAGCCACCCCCCTAATTCTTCTATCATCAACCCTCTTGATTGTTGCCATTACTGCTTGTGCAATTTCATCTGGATTTGCATCAGTCTTAGCATTAACTGTTAAGGTATATGTATTATTATACACTGAACCGCTAGACAATTCTCCGTTATTTATTTTTCTCATTGTATCTAGCCCATACGAATCAACAGCATATTTACTCATAATAAACTCGCCTGGAGTTAACATTGCTGGAACTGTATCAGTACCCCTAGCAAATCCACCCATTGCAAATCTTTGAATTAAGCCACCCATGGCTTTCCAGTTTGCAAACTGCGATGCTGCTATGGCATTGCCACCAAACTTCTTAATATCTGCTGCAGCCTTTTTCTTTGCTGCTTCTTCTGCAGCCTTTTTAGCATTTGCTGCCTTTACCTCTGCAGAAAATGCTGCTGCGGAGGCTGCTTTTTGTGCTGGAGTATTTGTTAGTTCGTCTAAATGGGCATATGGAGTGGCGCCCATCTTTTTAATATTTGCATTAACAATTTCTTTATTAAAGGCATCTGCTCTATCCTTCATATTTAATAAATCATTAACATGGCTTCCTGCAGTTTGTCCAGCATTCTTAGTAATATTTGCTACTGTAACAGCATTAGCCAATCTTTGCAAGTCTTCTAAATGAAGCGCTGCAGTTGATCCGCCAGTATTAAGACCATAGTTAAGTGCATCAGCAGTTGAAGATCCTGTACTGCCACTATTATTATTTGTGGTCGCACCGCCAGTATTTGTCGTGTTCACACCCCTAGGCTTGATGTCTGCTTGACTTGCCACACATTCACCTGTGTAATAATTGTAATATGGTCTTGAAGGTCCACATGGCCCTTGTGGTGTTGTAGTTGTTGTTCCCTTATCATCCTGAACACAGTTTCCATTTACCATGCTGAATCCTGTAGGACATGGTTTTGCACCTGTCTCATCCTTAACACAGTTTCCATTTACCATTTTGTATCCTGTAGGACATACTGTTTCGGCATCACTCTTAACGCAGTTACCATTAACTAGTTTAAATCCTGGAGGACATGTAGTAACACCTGGACCTTCATACTCTCCAGCGGGAATGATTGGATCTGTATTTACTGTTTGATTCTTATAGGCAGCAATCAAAGCATTAACAATATTAAGAGCATCTTGCATTTGCTTAACGAATTGTGCGGAACTAACTCTTGCAAGATCAACCTCATTTTTAATTCTTTCCCACGCATCTCTTGTTTTTCCTAATACAGTAATTCCCTCAATCGCTTTTTCTAAAGCAAGTTCGTTAAGTCTTAATGTCTCTCTGTTTGGCTCAAGACTCTTTTGTTCAATATCATAAATTTCGTCTTGAAGTTCTTTAATCCTTCCCTCAATTTCAATTCTACTTCTGCCGTCTTTAGATCTTAGTTGTGACAGTTCGTACTCTCTTGACTTTTCTAAGGCATCTCTTTGTTTTGTTACAGCATCGGCTGCAGACTGCGCTCTCATTTCTTGTGCAGCACGAGCAGCAGCAGCAATGTCTCCAGATGTCAAAGCCTCAGCAAGAGTTAGTTGACCTTTCTGTTGCTGCGATATTGAGGCATTTGCTTTTTCAACTTCATCAAGAGCCTTTAATCTTTCATCATATTTTTCATTTACCTTGGCCTCTTGGTCTTCAATTTCTTTTAAGCCTATTTCCTGTATTCTGATCTGTTCTTGTTTTACGGCAATTAGTTCTTCAGCCTTTTTAATTTCATCTTTTAATTTTTTATTTTCATCATCAAACTTAAATCTTAGCCTTGTTTCTTCTACATCAAACGCTTCCATTGCATTGCTATATCCAGTATCAAATATATCTTGCATTCCTTCAATAGTTACTTGCTTAAGTTTTAATTCAACCCTTGCTTTATCTACTGCCTTCTGAAGCAAATCTTTAAAATCTTTATTGTCTATACCAAAATTAATTAATAAACCTTGTAGTGCAGAACTGTCCATAACTGCCTGGAGTTGTTCTTGTGTCAAACTTTCAAATGCTCCAGTGATTTTTGTTAATAAGTTTGCTCTATCTTTCAACTCTTGCTCTTCTTGTATACCAGCCTCTACAGCGGCATATTCTCTTTTGGCCTTAGTTGATTTATTCCATGCCTTGGTTATCTTTTTTATTTGTTCATCAGACAACTTTTTATTGGCAATTGCTGCTGCAAATGTGGCATCTGCTACTGCTTCTAGAGCAACAGAACCCTCTATACCTGCTGCCTGCAATCTCTTAAGTGCTGCAGTTTGATTGCCTATTTGGTTGGCCATTTTTTGCTGCTCACTAACAAATTCTCCAAGTTTAACAGACTGTAGTGCATCTCCAATGCTCTTTGCACCATCTTTTATTTTTATAATATTTCCTTTTTTGTCAAACTCAAACAACTTACCCTTCTGCTTTTCATATTCTTTAGGATCCATTCCGACTATGAGTTCAATCAGGTCTTCTCCTGCTCCTAGTTTTCTCATATCGTTTTCAATACCGCTAAAAATTTCAATAGTTTTCTTTCCACCAAATAGTTTATTTAGAGACTTGAATGAGGCATCAAAACCTTCTGTAACCTTGATTTGATTTTTACGAACATCTCTTAGGCGTTTTAAAAGATCATCTAATGGAGATGACTTTGGCTTATTTCCACTTCCTTTATTTGCTCCAGGTGCTGGCGCATTTGCAGTTATAGATGCCCCCTCTGTAACAGCCTTAAAGCCTTGCTGCTCTTTATAATGTGCAATTAGTGCAGCCTGAGACAATCCTTTGTACTGTGCTCCACCGTATGTTCGTCCCTCAATTACTGTATTTTCTTTTAGCCATGTCTGATAGTCATCTGTTGCAACAATCTGTGGGTCTGGAACATTGATGACAGAAGCAATTGTAGTTGTATACACCTTTTGCTGGTCTTCTGTTAAAGTTTTAAAGTAATCTTCATTAAATGCATTAGTTCCTTTAACCTGTGGAATAATTTCGTACACCATGGTTGCTGTTAAATCTTTTTTGCCTTCAATGGCGTCAAGCATTGTGTTTAGTTGTTGATAGGCTGCATCATTTTCTGTGTAGTATTTAACCAAAACATTAGACGGTATAACTGCGTTTAAATTGTTTAACTTAATCATATTTTTAGCAAAGTCTAGTGCGTCTGAATCTTCTTCAAATGCTGAAACTTTAGTAATAAATTGTGCCTGTACTGTTTTGTCAATATCTCCCTTAGCGTTAAGAATATTTTGAGCAGCAACACCAATTGATTCAGATGTAGCACCACTAAACTTTGTTATAATATTCATCATCTTTGGAGCAATGTCTTTGTTATCTGTTGCCATCTGAAGAAGTTGTCTAAAAACTGATGGAGGAATATCGCCACTTGCCATTTTTGCCTGAATTAAAAATTCTTGACCTTTATCTATTGCGCCATCTTTACGAAGTTGTCCTGCCTGTGCACCAACAACATCCATGTAAGCAATTTCATTTGGGTTATCTTTATATCTAGCCTTAGCAGCCTTTTTCATTCCACTCATCATTGACTCTTGCATTCCTCCAGCACTGTTGTACTGAGAAACAATATCTTCTTGAATAACTCTTTGTGCTGCTGTTAAATCATTTCTTTTATCAATTAACTTTTCTTGCAATTCATTTGCTTCATTAATTTTTCCTTGAAGTCTTAACTCTTCAACTTTCTTTTCCATATACAAATCAAATGAATCTAGCATTTGCTTATTTTGCTCCATTGCAATTTTAGCATCTACTGCATATGCCGCTCCAAGTTGTGCAGATTGTTGAGTAAATTTCTTTGAGGCAAAATATCCACCAATTGCTCCTGCTGCAGCACCGATACCGCCACCAATTATTGCTCCAACAGCATTTCCAAGAACTGGGACAACGCTTCCAAGAGCAGCACCAAGTGTTGCTCCTATCGCTGCGCCACCTGCAGCAGATGCGCCTATGCCTACCTTTTGCATTGTTTTTTGTCCAGCAAGTTTAGTAATCATGCCAGCATTTTCAATGTTTGACATGTTTGACTGCATTCTCTTTTGATTTTCGGCAATCATTCTTGTTCTAACTTCAAGAGGGTTTTTATCTAAATCCTCTCCGTTTGGTCCAAGAACTTTTTCCATTTGTGCAATAACTTTAAGGCCTATAGACATATCCCCTGCTTCTTTAGCAACATTCATTGCAAGACTTTTTGCCTGATTTACATCCATTGCTCCAGACATTACTGCAGTTGAAAGTTGACTTGTTAAATCAGAAACTGCTTGACCACCCCTGCCTGCTGCATTTTGTTTTGCTATGTTTTCAGTTAAAGCCTTTCCTTCTTTTGTTTGAGTAAAAGCCTCGCCGTATGTTGTTTTGCCTGTTGCTGGACCTAGCATTGAGAATGAATTCTTTCTTCTTAGATCCATTTGTTCTGATGCAGTTACTTTACCGCCAAACTTTGCGATACTTTGAATAGCAGAAGATGATCCTCTAAACTTTTCTGCTTCTTGCAAAACCTTTTCTTGAGCACTATTAAATGCCATTCTTAATGCAATAAATGCTCCAACTGTTGCTGTAAGCCCTGCAATTACTGCCATTACTGGGCTCTTTAGCATAGGCAAAATCATTGAAAGACCCATCAAAGGCATCATTATTTTTTGAGATATCTCCCCGACTTTTCCTGGAGCCATTGATCCTAGCATTGCAATACCAGAAGCAGCCATGGCTGCGCCACCAACACCCATTCCTGGCCCCTTGCCTGCTGCGACTCTTGCGGTCCTCTTGCCTTCTCGCTTTTGAATATAAGACTTAATTCTTCCAGATGGGGTCATTTTTTCTCCATCTTGTGCCATGTTTGCAGCAACCACTGGCTGAGGAACTGGAGCCTGTGCTGCTATCTTACTTAGTCTCTTGTTATCTCTTTCTAACTTTTTTAGTTTACGACGAAGAGATTTTTGGTTAGCATCTATTGGCCCTGTTCCGTATAGAGCAGTTCTAGACGCTGCTGCAGCAGACTGTGAAATAGTTAGACCAATCTTTTGTCCTGTTGACTTAGCCTCTGCTATAGAAGATCTTGCTCCAGCAACTATTGATGAACCTATTGCACTGCTTGATTCTGGAGCATCTGCAAAACCAGGAACTCTTACACCTCTAGGACCTTGAACGATTCTCTTGCCCTTTTTGGGCTTATTCATTTCTCTTGTATCTTTTGGACTACCTGACTTAACGCCTCTAGTTTTTCTTCTTGTTTTTGGCTTTTCTGTTTTTCCATCTTCATCTTCAACCAATTCATCTGGCTTTACTAGAATAGCGTTATGCTTTGCGTGTACGAGTCTCCAGTTAACCTTTTTGCCTTCTTCAAGCCTGTCTATCATTGCCTGATAGTATTTTTGATCTTCTGGTCCAAGATTAAATTTTGCTATTGTTTCTTTTAGTTTTGGTAATGTTCTATCAATTTCAGCAATCATTGCTTTATGGTATTCATCAGGAGTCATATTCTTTGCAATGTCTGCCGTTGCATTTCCAAACCAGAACGGAGACTTTCCTGCTGCTGGGCCTTTAACTCCACTTAAATTCTTTTCTGCCATTTCAAGCATTGATGGCATTCTTTCTGCATAACCTCTTGCTCCAGATGCTCTATCTAGTACACCAGCCTTGCCAACATCTACCAACCTATTTCCGCCTAAGTTTCCTTTCTTTAGGTCGTCATCACCACGAAGATTTGCTGCAACTAGTTGTCTAAAATATTGTTCCCTGCTAAAATTGCCTGACAATTCTTTTGGAGTAAACTTTGGATCATAGGCAGACTCAAGAGCAAACATTGTTTTTCCAGTGTATGGATCCTTAATAACTCTAAGTTCTTGCTTTGGAGCCTCAAGCCCATGAACATCTCTTGCTATTATTGTTGCTCTTTGCTCTGCAAGCGCTGCTCGCAAATCAGGCATTGGCTTTACATAAACTTTTTTGCCGTCTTCTGTTAGGAACACTCCAGAGGCATCACGAGCAGCAACATTGCTGTATCCAGTACCCTTTTCAAGTTGCTTGCCATATGTGGTAATTGGTCTGCCATCAATGTCTTCTGCGGTTAAGCCTTGTAGTGCTGCTCTTGCTTTTTCAAGAAGTTTTTTCCCTGCAGTACCGCCAATCTTTACTGCACCAGTGTCTCCACCAGATCTTCCAGTTTTAAATACCCAGTTTCCGTTTTTATCCTGTACTAAAGAACCATTATTTCTTTTATCTGTTAATGTCCAGTCATTTGGATTTTTAGACTTCTTCTTTCCACTAACTTCTGGTCTTTCGTATGCAACAACCTTGTCACCATCTCGCTTAACATCAAGCATTATTCCTGGGGCTTTTTTAGCAAGATCCTCTATTGCAGAAACAACAGATGGGTTAGTGTTTGGAGCATAAGTTCTTATATTTTTGATAAGATCTTCAACAGCCATTTTCTTTGCGTCATACTTTATAGTTGAAGCAGATGCAGCGCCGATGCCAGCAACAGAGTATATCTTTTCAATTGCTGGTGCAATTCTTGGGTCTCTTGCAAGACCACCCATTACACCTGTTTTAAGATTACCCATTCGTGAGTATATTACTCTGTCACCTATTTTTGTTCCATCTGGAAGGTTTTGCAAAGACAATATTAAGTTTTTACGAATCTTGTTTGTTACTCTTGAAGCCTCGTCTGCGGTTAAATTAGAAGGTGGCTTCATTAACTGAGAAGTCATTGTTTCTACAGCACGAGCCTTTCTTATTTCTGCCTCGTATTCTCTTACATCTAAAGCATTATTTGTAAGTTTCTTGTGAACTTCTTCTGGAATGTCAAACCCAAGTCCACGATATCCTAATGCTCTTTCAATTCCTCTTGCCCCAAGGCTTGTTCGTATATCTCCAAACTGATCAGAAATATTTCTTGTTTGCATTTGCTGTGGTTTGGTTGCATGTGCAAAAACTGTATCTGGTTTAGTTCTTTTCTTTTTAGTTTTAGGAACAGCCGTTCCATCATTAATTAAAGAAGTAATAACTGGTCTATTTGCTGGATCTTGTGCTGCTTGTGCAGGAATAACTGCTTCGCCAGGAGATAGCAATGCTGGGACAATATCGCCTGCACCCATTGGTCCTGGAACTCTTTCAACGCCTGTTGAGTATCTTCTACTTTGTGGGATACCGCCACCTTTTCCACCTCTACCTACTGGTCCAGTAAATCCTAATTGTGAAGCGATTGCCCTTTGATATGCTGCTGCAAGTGCATTTACTGCTGCAGTTTCAGAGGTAAAGGTTTGTCTAAGTTTTTGGTGAACTTGATCTAATGATGCCGCTACTGCAGATGCCTCAAGTTGTTGTTGAGTTAAATAGTCTGTTTGGTTACCAAGTATCTGTGTTGATGAGCCAGCACGGTTAAACGAGGTTTTCATTGTTGCAAATAACTTAATTATATTTGCAAGTCCGTTAGCCAACAGACCGAATGTCATAAGAGCAATCGGTCCAATTGCTCCTAGCGCTACGGTGAGAATAGTTAAAAACTTTTTACTTCCTTCTCCCAGGTTATTAAATTTATCTAAAATCTTAGATGCAAATTCTACAATTGGAGTAAGAGCCTTTAAGAACTGCTCTCCAACTGGTGCAAGTGTTACCTTAAGATCTTCTATAGACTTTTTAAACTTATATGTTGTTGTATTTTCTATCTTGTCCAATTCTCGCTGTGACAGAATTGCTAACTCTTCTGTTGTTGCTTTTGTTAATCCCAAAACTCTGGCTGCCTGAGAGCCCTCTGCAGTTACGTTCTTAAATAGTGTTGAAAGTCTTGAAAACTGGAACTTTCCAAACAATTGCTCAATTGCTCTTGCACGATTAAGCGGATCTAGTGTATCTAAGGCTTGTGAAAACCCTACAACAGTTGCTGCAACATCTCCTTTATTTGCTTCAACAATACCTTTAATATTTATGCCAAGCCCTGCGAGCATCTTAGATGCTTTTTCAGATGGATTGATTAATGATGCTAAACCAGACTTAAGTGCGTTAGCGCCTTCTGATGCATTAATACCACCTTCCTTCATTGCTGTCAGGAAGAATGCAAGATCTTCAACATCTCCGCCCAATTGTTGAACCACTGGTCCAGCCTTTGGAATTGCAACTGTTAAGTCTTCAATAGATACAACAGTTTGGTTTTCAACTGCGTTAAGGAAGTCAATCTTTTTTGCTAAATCTTCTGCTGCTACACCAAATGCATTTGTAACAGAAATAGTTGTCTCAAGTGCCTGCTCCTGTTCAACACCACCAAGAACAGCAAGTCTTGTTGCTTCGGTAACTTGTGCAGTAAGTTCTGCGCCCATCTTACCCATTGCTGCAGCATTTGCTGCCATCTCCATGGTTTTTTCTACCGCAACGCCATACTTAGTATATTCTTTTGCAAGTGTCTGTATCTGCTTAACCATTGCGTCAGTTTCTTCTTGCGTAGTAAACATTTCACCATAAACACGCTTAAACCTAATTGCTTGTTCTTCAAGTTTCATGAAGGTTTTTGCAGCAGTAGATCCAAGAAGCATAAGCGGAACTGTAAAACCAACCATTAACTGGCGACCAGCCCACTGCGTATTCTTACCAAAATTTAATAGATTTGTTGAGCCCTGCTTTAGTAATTGATTTAATAATTGCTGACGCTGTGCTGCAATCTGTGTTTGTGTAGCAAGATTTTTCATGTCCAGCGTAAGCGGTCTTACAGCAATGGCTTGAAGGGCTCCATTTGCCCCACGACCCATCTTTATATACTGGGTCTGGATATCTTTTACACGCTCTCGTGCAACTTTATTTATTGTTTCAAATTCAGACTTAAAAAGCCTACCGAAAGTTTTAGTGGCTGCTCCAGTATATCTAAAATATTCTCTGGAGGATAGTTTATTTTTTTCTAAAGCATTAGTAAAGTGCTCTGTGCTTGTAGCAACCGTTCTCATGGCTGCTTGGAATTGTCCAGTAGCATTTATGCTGTTCATCAAGTTTTGTGCTTGATTTGCTGCTACCGCTGACGCTGCTGCGCCAGACTTTGACATCTGTGTGTGGAAGGCTGATATTTGACGCTGTAGAAGTTTTAAACTTGCTAAAGCATCTGACGTATCAATATTTACATGAATATTGGATTGAACATCAGCCATCCATCAACACCTCTTTATTTAGTTATTTACAAGATTACCAAGTAGAGTTGCGTCTGAAAGTCTAATTCCAGATGCCTCTTCGACAATCTTATATACTGTAGGAAGATCTATATTTTCTTCTAGGGCTTCCTTGTCTTCCGCCAACTCTGGCTTGTATTGTTGCATTGCGATTTGTACACACTCCATAAGTAGAGTCATTGACTTTTCATTGTCTTCCGCTACTTTGGCGATATCTTCAAACTTCTTCATAAACGGACGAAGTAGTGAGATCTTTAATGGTCTTACCTTGATCTTTGTTCCATCGATGAGAGTTACTGTCTTTTCTTCCGTGGCAGTTGCCATTTATTCCTCCTTATAAGGTTAAAGTTAATTATACCATAGCGGAGTCTATTTTTTTTGCTATTCTATAACCTCATAGGTTAGGCCCATTCCTATTCCAAAACCAGCCCTTTCTGCATTTTTACCCTGAAGTGCAAGGATATCATTTCCATTTTCTGCTGCACCTTTACTAAATACCCTAGCCTTCATATCTTCCCATTCATTACTATTCCCTGAATTTTTATCAAGATCAACACCCTGCATAGCAGCAGCAAATTTTTTATCACTATAATCTAAATCTCTTTTAGCCTTAATCGTTGCAGTTAGTTCTGGCATTGACAAAGATTGTTCTAATTCCTCATAGTCTTTCCAAATGCCAATCAAAAACGCCTCTGCTTCTAATTTTGCTAAATCCAAAGTCTCCCAGGAAGATCCACTATCTACGGCTTGAGACTTTACTGGCTCTTCTGATTTTTGATTAATCTTAATTCCTGCTGCAATATCGATAACCTCATATATTGTTGGTAAGTCTAAATTGTCTTCAAGGTCATCTATAGTTTTTATATATGGAGCATATTGCTTCATTGCTACAAGGGCACAAAGAACCAAGATAGATATTGATTCATCATCTGTTTTTGCTAATTTTATTGTTTCAAATTTTGTTAAAAATTCTCTAAGATATTTTATTTTAAGTGGAGCAGCCTCAACTATTGTTCCATCAATCAGAGAAAAACTTTTCTTTTCATATACGCTTGTTGCCATTATATAAGTATACCAAATGGAAAAGCCCAGACCTTGTGAGTCTGGGCTAGTCCTATTAAGTTGTATTAGTCGAGTGAACGATCTACGATTTTACCGTATGATGCGTCATCGTTTGGAAGGAGACGGAATGATACTTCAAACATTGAAGCCTCATCACGCTTTGCTGATACTGTAACATTCTCAATTGAGAGTGCACGATATGCAACATAGATTCTTTCCTTTGGAGTTGCTGAAGAACCAGATCCTGGTCCTACTGCTACTAGTCCACGCTCTAGTGGAACGTCACCAATATCACCTGCGGACATCTTCAATGTTGAGAGTCCTGATGCTGATACTAGGTCTGTATCATCTGCTGCAATTGCAACTAGAAGATTTTCTAATGTTGCCTCTGCGAACGATGTATTTAGATTAACTGTCATACCTTGCTTGAATAGACGAGCAACGTCGAGAAGTTGATCTACTGCTACTTCACCGAAATCTGGCTGGAATGCGAGTTCCAAACCGTTCGATGTATAACCTACGTTTGTGTAATTTTCGTCATCGAGTGACAAAGTTTCCTTGTAGGATGTGGCGGATGCGGTCATTGCTGGAAGATCTAGTAACGCTTGTGCGTCAGTAATCTTTCCAGTTGATGAGTTGTATCCGATTGGACCTGCATTATGCGTAAATAGTGCTGCTGCACCTACGATAATGTTACTACTTGAACCACGGCTGTATGCCATATATTCTCACCTCTTTCATTTTATTAAAAGGGGGTTTGTTTCCTCACCATAATTATACAGCCTTTTTATTAGGGTATTAGGTCTGGGTATACAGCATGCCAGTCATAGTCTATGATCATCTTATTCCCCGCATAGGTGCGGGCTGTGCCAAAATCAATAATATCTCTTGTTTCTTCCAACTGGTATATTTTAAAGTTATGGAAATATGGCACATAGAATGTTCCGTGTCCAGGGATTGTGGCTTTTGGTCGCAAAGTAACTGGCTCTGTTTCTATGGATAGGTTTGATAATATCCATTCATTGATGTCTTCTGCTGACTCATCGCCACGATCTAAAAGGTCTTGAATCTTTTGAGTTATTCTAATTAAATTTGGAACAGCATTTTCTTCTAAAGCATTAAAATAATAAAGTAATTGCTCACACTTGATATGTGGAAATGGCATTCTTCTCATTTTAAACATTCTATCATATATTGCAGCATTACCATTAAACACAAATACTCCAGGAGTTCCTTCTGTTAGATTGTTTATGGAAAACTCTTGAGCCAATCCAGCCATATCTGTTGGAACTGTTGGGAACATAGGGATTGCCCCAAAGTCTGGTCCAAGTTTTTGTTGTAAAAACGCATTTATAAATGATGGCGGATGATCAATAACTACACTCACTGAATACCAACTCCTGCGTTAGCAATCCAGCGGTAGCCTGTTGACAAACCTTTAGACCTGCCCAGTTTTTTGCCTGCTGCCATATCTTTTCTATATACTATTGGATTCTCAAGATATCTAGCAATACCGCTTACTCTTAAAAATGCTTGAGAAAAATATCTATTAAAGAACATATCAAATACCTTTTCAAATCCACCTTGGACTTCTGTTCCTCCAGGATTATCTACCCTTACTTCATTTTTTGTAAACACTGTTTCTCCGTTATCTTCAAATACCAAGACTTGTGCCACTCTTGGTCTAATCGTAACTGGAATGCCTTCTTCCATGATTCTTGCTTTATCATAAAACGGAGTCCTAGACCCATTTTTTATTGAGGTAGATTGACGAAACGAAGACCTAAATGACAAACCTAGATTACTTGTTGTATATGATATATCATATAATCTTGCACTAGGGCTACCTGTCTGATTCCATTCATAAACATGATGCAGCATATCTGGATTAACCCTAGCGTTAGAATCTATAAACTCTTTCATAAGTTCTACTGTTTCTACCCCTATTGTTTTTAGAAACACTGTCTTACCTCTTTGTATGCCCTCCAAAAATCCCATAGAATAATCTACTATATTATTCATTTCTTTTTTAAATTGCGCTGAATTAAATACGGCTCTCATACATCACCTGTCTGATTCTCGGATCTTCTAATTATCAACTTAAACGATTCTACTGTTCCAAATGGTCCAACAAATGGCTCATAGGTGGCAATCTCGAATAGGGTTCCCTTTCCTGATCTTGGTCCAGATGTTTCTATATAAATAAGATTACCTTCTTGATCTTTAATATCTGTTACAAGAATATTTGTTAAAGAGTTTTTATTATCTCTAGAAGATAGTCTTAAATCTGACTTTGCTCTCCCAATTAAAATAGTGTTTTGTGTTATGTTAACATTTGGTTTTACTTCTTCTTTAAAAGCAGAACCGCCTGCAGAAAAACTACAAGCAAATATTCTATCTAACACCCATTGCTTTTTTATTGCTCCAAAGTCACCTTGCTCAACGATTGGATGATATAAAGATGCCTGCATTGGAAACATAAAGTCTGGAGTTTCGCATATTGTCATTACAACACCCCAAGTTTTGTAATAGACTTAGTATACTTTGAAAGCATCTTGTCTACAAGTATATTTCCCGTTCCCTCGAAAAGACCTTTGTCAAACTGAATTTTATACTGATCTGTATTGTACGAAGAAATAAATCTCTTATAATAGTCCAACTTTCCACAGTCTATGTCGTGAACAAGCATCTCAGTTGCTTTTACGATATCTGATGGCACATTGGAATAACCGTACTCAACTGTTATTCTGTAGTCCCAGGTTTTACCAAATCCTCTGTAAATAAATTGTGGATCAAGAGAGTCTGAGGACGCTGCTGGTAGAACAAGTGGGGCTGACTCTGCACGATTAATATTGTCTGTTGACTTTTCAACAATTGCTGTTTTATCAGATGTTACTTCGTATTCTCTATCTGTTACCAATTTGTTATTTTCATAAACTGACAAAACCTTTTTTACATCATCCCAGATAGGCAAATAGTCTGATCCAGTTCCTGTAAAATTTAAAACCTTTTTCTTATAATAAAAACCTTCTCCAACAATTGAATCAATTATTGCTCTTGCTATTCCTTCACTATCTGCATATGCAGCAATCTCAGAAGCAGTGCTTCCCTTTGTAGATGGATCTACATATGGTCTAGTTACCTCATATGTATCGTCAATAATAACATCATCTATAATTTTTACTTCTACTCTGTATTCAGAGTCATATTTTCCAGGTAGATTTATTGTTAATGTATCTCCCGTTGAAAGTTCTGGAAACTCTAGTGTGGATACAGAAAGATCCGCCATATCAGTTACTAAAACAGTTACATCTTCATCGGTAATAGACGAAGGAATAGTGTAAGTAACTGGTATATCTGCGTATGGCGGAACTCTCAATATCTCCATACTAAATTACCCTAAAACCTTTTTTACTTCTTCGGGTGTTGCAACACGGACATGTGAGCGAGTGAGCCACTTGTCTGCTTGCTCTTTTGTTACAATATTGTAACCTCTGTAAAGTGTTCCAACTTCTTCCCAACGAACATTCTTTGTTGAGTGAATGGCCACCTTGTCTCCATCTTGATTTGCTGGCTTAACAGTCTTCTTTGGACCGTCTGCTGCCATTGATCCAATAGCACCTGTATTTGTAAATCCTAGCGCTTGAACTGGTTCTGCTGCTGGCTCTTCAACCTTTGCTGGCGCCTCTACAACAACTGGCTCTACGACAGGCTCTGCAGCAGGCTCTACTGGTGTTTCAGCAACAATAGACTCTGGTGCATTTTCTACTACGAATGGCTTGTTATATTCATTGTTTTCCATAATATCCTCCTTGTTTGTATTATATCACTAAAGTATTAAGGGGGACAGGAGAGTGAACTCCCGCCCCCCATAAAAGGTTACTGTTACAGATTATGAATCTGAAGCAGCGTCAGCGAATGCAATTGCATCCTCTTCTTCCCATTGAATACCGAAGCGAACGAATACAGTATATTCAATTGTATCCTTCTTCGCTACGTACTCACGGTTTACAGTAATATCTCTCTGGAATCCCCAAACACGGTTGGCAGGGAATGTCAAATCGATATAGCCTTCTGGGTAGTAAGGAACTTCTTGAACTTCAATTCCGAGAACACGAGTTGTACGTGCTCCACCGAATGTCTGTCCAATACCGTCGAGATAGTTCTGACGGTTTGCTTGAGTGCTTCCTGGAACTTGTCCAGCAAACGCTTCAGCAACTGCATCTGCAAGTGTACCGTTGTTCTTAACGATTCCACCGAATGCGTCTGTACCTGCGTAGAACTTAAGATTGTTCTTAAGTGCACGGTACTTACGTGGCATTGCATTGATGATGCCCTGCATGACGCTAGGTGTCCAAGCATTATCTGCTACGGTCACTACTGACTCATGTGCATCTCCGTTTGTCTTTACCTTGTTGATAAAGCCTGGCATGATAGACAAGAATGCTCCTGTTGTACCATCACCATTGATAGCGAGATCTTCGATATCATTTGCGAATGCGTTGGTCATCAAGCGTACCAAGTGATCTTCTAGAGCATCACCTTCGACACCATCTTCCAAAGATTCTGCAGTTACTTCCCAATCAAGACGAATCTTCTTGGTAGTAAGTTCGACCTTGGAGAAGGTTGCGCCTGTGTTTGTGTAGTTACCAACTGCTTGCGCTGCTGCACGAATTACACGCTCACCTACGTTAATCTTCTCAAGTTCCATTGAGTTAGCCTTCATTGTTACACGACGGCCATCCTTTGCTAACACTGTAGCGTCCCAAACATAGTCGATAAAACGACGAGCCTGCTCGGGGCGCAAAATTCCAGAAGCCGCTGAACCACTAGG